TCAGATAGAAACAAGTTTGTATTCTCATGATCAACCTAAAGTTGCAAAAGAATTTATTCTTTATCGCAATAAGAAGAAGGAAATCAGAGAATGGGTTGCTAATAAAGAAGCATTTATTGAAAGATATAAAAATGCATCAAATACTGCAAATAGTACAATTGATGATAATTCTAACGTATCATCTAAGAACATCGGTGTATTAAATGCAGAAATTCATAAAGGTGATAATATTCTTGTAAGTAGAGGAATGATTACAAGAAAATTGAAAGATTTATTCCCTGATTTTAAAGCAAAACAATATCAAAAAGATTTAAAAAATCATATTATCTATAAGAATGATGAATCAAGTTTTGCTGGTGCTATAAGTCCTTATTGTGTTAGTGTATCTATGTATCCATTCCTTAATCATGGATTGGAAAAGATTGGAGGATTGTCATGTCATCCACAAAATCTTGATTCTTATTGTGGTATGTATGTAAATCTTGTATTTGCAGTTGCAGCACAATTTGCAGGAGCAGTTGCAACATCAGAATTCTTGGTATATTTTGATTATTTTGCACGAAAGGAATTTGGAGATGATTACTATTTGCATAGTAAAGAATTCTATAAGATTGGTCCAAAATATCGTAAGTTACTTAATGAATCTAATTACTGGTGTAAAGATGTAGATACACTTAGAAAACATGATTTTGGTACAGATGAATTAAATAAATTGAGAGATGAGCTTGTTTATAATTCAGAACGTCCATTATCAGATGAAGAACTTAAAGAATATGAAACAGAACTTTCTAAATATGATGTAGAAGGTTCAATAAAAGATTTTACAAATCCTATTAAGATTGGTGATGGTACAAGAACAATTGGTTCATGTATTCAACAATTCTTTCAATAGGTCGTGTATTCAATTAACCAACCTGCGGCCTCCAGAGGATTATAGTCAGCATAAACTAAAATAAATTAAAAATTACATAATCCTGTATGTAATTTTACATATCTGAAATTATGTCTAATTATAGATATTTTACAAAAGATAGAGATTGGTTATATGAAAATTATGTTATTAAAGGTTTAACACAAAAATAGTGTGCTAAAGAAGGAAATACAACATTAGCAAATATTAAAGAATATTTAAGAAAATGGAATATTGAAAAATCTAAATTAATAATTAAAAAAGAAGATTTAATAAATTATGTTAATAATGGTTTAACAATGAAAGAAATTTCAGAAATATATAAATGTCATAAAGGTACTATTAATAGATATTTTAAAAAATATAATATAAAAAATACTAATTATGAAGTTTATGAACAATATGATGATACAAATGATTAGGAAATAATAAAATTATATAATGATGGTAAATCTACAGTAGAAATAGGTAAAATATTTAACTGTTCAGCAACTACTATAAGAAGTCATTTAAAACATAATGGGATTAAAAGACGTACTTTTGCAGAATCTATGTGGAATTATCATAAAAAAGAAATACCAGAAGATTTTAATGATTATAAAAAATTATATAATTTATATATTGAATAGTCAATATCAAAAACAGAATTGGCACGGAGATATAATTGTACAATAGCTGTAATTAATAGAGTATTAAATAGTTTAAATATTACTAATATTCAATATACAACAGATACTACAAGATTAGGTAATAAAATAAGAACATATTTTAATCGATTAGTTCCAGAAGTTATAGAGAGAGATCATAATACTTGTTAGCTATGCGGTTGTCATGAAAATCTTCAAGTTCATCATATAGTTCCATTTAAAATATTATTTCATAATTTATTATCAGAACATCCAGAATTAAATCCTACTGATAATTTTGATGAATTATTTAATTTAGCGATAAAAAATAAAGAACTTAATAACATAGATAATCTTATAACATATTGTAAAAATTGTCACATGTATAAAATACATAATTTTGGTAATAATTAAATTATAAGAGAAATTACATGTGCTGACGTTAATAAACACCTTGAATTGCGGGAAGTCCCTTAAGCTTTATCTACAGCATATCATGGAAACATAGATAGTAGCAGATAGTATAACGGCTATCAGATTGTAAAAACGATAAAGATTGGGTAATCATACGCAGCTAATTATCCTACAAGGATAAAAGTTCAACGACTATCGAAAACTTTAAATGAGTTAGTAGAGTACATAACAAGTGTTATGGAAGTGTGGTGCAAATTTAATAATTATTAAATTTGGTGATATAGTCTAAACGGTTTAAACAAACCCTTTTAACGTGAAATTCGTTAATCGTCTATGGAAATCATAGAGCAGTTACAAAACAGTAACGTACATAAAGTAACGATTTATGTAGAAGTAAAAATGTTGTAAATTTCTCTTATTTTGATAAGCCTTTCTTTGAAGGTATGTTTGGCGAATTTGTATTCCCAGATGAAGAAGGTACAAGACCATGTTGGGAAAGTGTTTCGTGGTTACAGAAAGATTTTATGATTTGGTTTAATAAAGAGCGTCTTCGTACTATAATTACTTTCCCTGTTGAAAGTTTTGCATTGGTATATAAGGATGGAAAGTTTGTAGATGAAGATTCTGCAGATTTTGTTGCAGAAGAATATTCTCGCGGGCATTCATTCTTTACTTATATGTCAGATACTGTTGATTCATTGTCAAGCTGTTGTTTCGATGGTGATACTCCATTTATGTTTGTAGAACCGCTTAATATGGAAGAACATGGTGGTAATAATGCATATATGACAACAACAATTAGAGATGCATATGAACTATATAAAGATGATATAATTAATGTATATCATATGAATTTTAATGGTTCTACTGGTAAATGTACAGGTGAATGGGTAAATGCAAAATTTGTAAAAGCACAAGCTGTTCAGGAAGTAAGACTTTATTTTAAACCAGATGATTTTAATCCAGATGAATCAAGAAATGTGATGAGAGTTACACCGGATCATATATTCCCTGTTATTGATGATAATGGATTTATTACAGATAAAAACGCATATTTACTACAGACTGGTGATCAACTTATTTTTGAGTATGCACAATATATGGGGTTATTTAGAGATGAATTCCCAGATAGAGATCAAGATTTAGTGAAACGTGCTATTTCAAAAGTTGAAATTGTAAATCTTGATGAACCAAAGGATTATTATTGTGTAGAGTTATGTGATAAAAATATTGAGCCATACTTTTTGTTACCTAATGGAAATATTACACATAACTGTCGTCTTAAGAATAAGATTCAAACAAAGGAATTTAATTTTACAAACGGTAACTTAGGGATCAACTTGGGTCCTTTATGCGCTTAATTGCTAATCAAGCAATGTATTAATATAGCGATATTAATGCATCGGTGAAGCCTAAACATAAGTTGTGAAACTATATGCATGGTAATACCGAACCAAGTTAATAAATATGTTATAATTTTACATTTATAATATATGAATAATAAAATATTTACAATTTACAAAATATCATTTCCAAATGGAAAAGTATATATTGGTTAGACATATCATTATCATTAGAGAATTAAAGAACATTTAAATGAAATGAAACATAGTGATTATAAATTATATAGAGCTATGAGGAAATATAATATAAATGAAAATAATTTTTCTATAGTAGAAGAAAATATTTTAACATAGAACGATGCAGATAATAAAGAAATATATTATATCAATTTATATGATAGTTATAATAATGGATATAATTCTACATTAGGTGGACATGCTGCAACAATAACAAAAATAGGAGAAGAACATCCTAAAGCTATATTAAATGATAATGAATTATTAGAATTAAGAAAAATTAGATATTCTATGAAATATACATTTAGAGAAGTATATGATATGTATAAAAATAAAATGTCAAAAAGTGGTTTTTCAAAATATTGGCATTATTATACAAGACCTGAAATCGGAGAAGAATATAATACGGATGAAGTAAATAAATTTTATAAATCTGATAGGAGAACAAGAAGAGGTATATTACATGCAAATTCAAGAAATTTATCAGATGAAGAAGTTTTAAATATAAGAATACGATATTTTGTAAATGGTGAAAAAGAAGATGATATTTTTAGAAAATATAAACACTTATATTCAAAGAGTGGGTTTAATAAAATATTATTTGGTTATTCATATATGCATGTAAAAATGCCTATTAAAACAGATAAGTGTAAATAGAAATTACCATAGTTATCAAAAGAAGAAGTTATTTTATTAAGAGAACAATATAATAATGGTAAGTCTATTAATGAATTAAAAGTTGGAAAATATGAAAAATATTCAATGAATAATTTTAGAAATATGTTAATAGGTAGAACATATAAAAATTATTAATGTGTGTGGAGGTCATCCCCTAAGTGATGAGCAGGAGGAGTAGGGCTACTATTGATACGTAGCAGTATTTTAGGAAACGAAGTACTTTAAATGCCGAAATAGTGCAATGTTTATTAACATGATAAACATAAGATATGACCCGGACCATATAGAAATATATGGAGAAAACGTCAAACAGGTTCAAAATCTGTAATAACATTAAATCTTAGTCGTATAACTCAAGATTGGTTTAACAGTGTTAAGAAAACTGGTGTAACAAAAGAAAATGTAGAAGAACATTATGATGATTTGTGTCATTATTTCGGAGATATTCTTGATAGAGTATACAAATATCATACAGCATATAATGAACTTCTATGGGATATGTATGATGCTGGTTTGCTTCCAGTATATAAAGCAGGATTTATTAGTTTGAATAAACAGTATTTAACAATTGGATTAAATGGTCTTAATCAAATGGCAGAATTCTTAGGAATTACATGCAATATAAATCCTCATTATGAAAAACTTTGTCAAACAATATTTGGCTATATAAAGCAAAAGAATCAAGAAGCTGCAGGTATGTTTAACGGACATAAGTTAACGTTCAATACTGAGTGTGTGCCTGCGGAATCTCTTGCAATAAAAAATTATAATTGGGATAAAGAAGATGGATATTGGGTAAGTGATGATACAAATCTTTATGCATCTTATATCTTTAAACCAAATGATACAAGTTTGTCAATCTTCGATAAGATTACATTACATGGTCGTGATTATATCGGAGATTTCTTGGATGGTAGAACAAAAAGAACTGCCTGTTAAATCTTTTCCGTCTTATCAACGGGGTATAATATTAGAGAATATTATGCTAACGGTGAAGTCTAAACATAAGTTGTGAAACTAAATGCATGATAATACCGTGGGAAAATAATTAGAAATGTATAGTGCAAACGTAATAAATATATAAAATATAATTATTCTTATGTTTATATATAAAATTACAAATATTATTAATAATAAAGTTTATATAGGATTAACAACAACAACAATATAGAAACGGTGGTCAACACATAAAAGATATGCAATTGGCAAATATAAAAATCATCCTTTATATAATGCAATGAATTTATATGGAATTAATAATTTCACAATAGATAAAATATGTGAAACCGATAATATATTAGATTTAAGTAAATTAGAAAGATATTATATTTCATATTATAAATCACAAGATAGAAATTTTGGATATAATATAACAGCTGGTGGTGAGAATAATTAGTATGATTCAAATCCAAGAGCAAAATTAAATATAAATGATATTATTAATATTAGAGATTTTTATAATGATGCTATATATAATGCAAAAGAGATATATGATATATTTTATAAGAATAAAATATCATATTCAGCATTTGAAAAGATATATGAAGGATATACATGGAAAGGTATACATATGGATGTGTATACAAACATAAATAAAATATAGCATATTAAGAAATTTAAAGCACGTATAGGTGAACAAAATGGAAATAGTAAATATTCTAATGATTTGGCTTTTTAGATACGTAAATATTATGTAAATCATACATTAGATGAAACTTATAAAAAATTTGGTTCAATATCAAAATCAAAAAATTCATTTAGAAATATAATAGATAAAAGTTATAAACATATACCATATTATAAAAAATTAAATAAAAAATGGTATCTAAATGATATTGAAATTGACATTAATAATTATAAGCCTGTATCGACTATCTCCGGATCGGGAGAGTAAGAATACTATTGATACGTATTTTGAAATGGATTTTGTTAAGTTATTTTATATACTTAATTAAGATATAGTCAGTGCCTATAGAAATATAGGATATGCGGCAACGGGTTCTGCCGCTCATCTCAATTTATCAGAACATTTGTCTAAGAAGCAAATTAAGCATATTATGCAATTTGCAGCACAAGTAGGATGTCAGTATTGGACATTTAATGTGCCTAACTGTAAGTGTGAAGATTGTGGTTACATATCTAAAACACCATTTGATAAGTGTCCAAAATGTGGATCAGTTCATATAAGTTTATATGATCGTATCATTGGATATTTAACTAAAATTTCAAACTGGTCAGATGGACGTCAACAAGAACAAAAGACACGTGTTTATTTAAATAGTGAAAATATTTAAGTTTAAAAACCTATTTTATTTTAATTTTTTAATGATTCCAGTATACTACTACTGGAATCATTTTTTATTGATTTTTTCTAATAAAAATAGATGTTTTAATCAACTTTTTATATGTTTTTCTATATAATTTTTAAGAAAAAGATTAAATAGTATGAATTTATTTGATAACGAATTTGACGATATAATTGATTCAGAAACCACATCTTCATCTGTTTCTACAGAGATGAGAGTTAATGAATTTAAAAAATGGAAGCATGAAGTATTAAGTTTAAAAAAGAGAAAAGATGATATATATAACCGTAGAAATATAGTTCATAATATAGATGATATAATATTAGACGGAAATTCAGTTACTTTGATTTTTGATTCTAATGTTGAGAAAAATGTTATATTATGCCCTATTAATTATATTATATCATGTCCTCTACCGATCAATAATATTAATATAGAAAATAATACAGAAAATGATATACGATTAATTTTATATTCACCAAGAAAATATAATGATTCTAAATTAGAAGAGGATATTGTGAATAAAGATGATTTAGAATTGCTATCTCTTATTAACTTTAATAATATGAATATAACAGATATATTATTTAGAGGAACATTTTCTACATTTGATGATTATCATAAGTATATAGATATTGTAAAGAACAAATTTAATTATGCTACAATATGGATGAATTATGAAACACGTATAGAACATCCTAATACTATTATAAAACCATTAAAAAGAAATAACTGTCATATATCAGCATTATTGAGATATGATGAATTAATAGATACTATTATTTACAATGATACTGTTAATATATCATATTGTAATTTTATTAATAGTGGAATATTGCAAAATTAATCAGTTAAGAATGGAAAATAAAAGAAATAAGTTATTTTACGTTATTATTGTACTTATAGGTGCTTGCATATATTTTGCAAGTGAAAAAACATATTATGAAATGAAGGTACATCAATTGCAAGAAACAGTAGATAGACAAGCGGGTGCAATAGAAAGTTTAGAAAGGCAAAAGATTAATTATTAAAATATATGGATGACAAATATTTAATTATATATCATAAAGAAGATAATGATGGCTTATTTTCAATGGCTATCATTTATAATTATTTAACAGAAGAGAAACATATAAATAGAAATATGATTTCATTATTTGGTGCAGATTATAATATGATGGAGAATATAAATATTCATACAGATATTATAGATCAATATGATTATGTATATATTACTGATATTTCATTTGATACAGCAGAAACAATGAGGGAACTTAAGAAAATATATGGCAATAAGCTTACATGGTTTGATCATCATGCACCTATGATTAATAAATCAGAAGAGTTACATTTTGATGATATTCCCGGTACAAGAACAACAAAACATTCAGCATTGTATAATGCATTTACATATTTGTATAATTTTGTTGGTAGAATTCCTGATTTATTTAAAGTATTATCTGCATGGGATAGTTGGAGTTATGAAGCAGAAAATATTAATTTTGATTTTTGCAGATATGTAAATATTGGAGTAAATAACAAATATGATTTAAATATCAATAATATTATTAATTATGTATATGATATTATATATACATATGAACCTATTGAATTATCAGCTCAAATTAATGAACTTAAGGATTTAGGTAAGCTTGAATGCAGTATTATAGATAGAAATAATAAGAATCTTATTAAAACATATGGTGATTTTACATGGACAGTTGGGCCTGATAATAGAAGTGCTTGTGCATTGTTTATTCAGAAACCTACAAATTCACAAATATTTTCTTCATGTAAAGAGAGAGTTCAGAATGGTATTGTATTTAAGCGTCTAACTGATGGTATGTGGGCAATGTCATTATATAATCCTATTGATACGCATGAATTTCATTGTGGTAAATTCTTACAGGAATATTATCATGGTGGTGGACATGAAGGTGCTGCAGGCGCACAAATAACAGAAGATGAATTTATTAAAATATTAAAAGCTAAACATATTTAAATTAAATAGGAGAATAGTATACGAAAAAACTATTCTCCTATTTTTTATTTGTCATTATTACTATTTTATCTAATGTATTTTCATCTATATCATTATTATTAGAAAATTCTACTTGCTAATTTGTATTTTTAGTCATGTAATTTGTAAATGTTATTAATGTACCAGGTATTCTGTCTGAACCTAATATCGCTTTTACAGATTCCCAAAATTCTCGTTGTTTTATTGTATCTGTACCTATATGATAATGTTTAGTTGTTGCACCTGTATCATCTCGCGCCTATTCTATATAAGCAGATACACCGTAATCATAGAATAATTTTAATATAGTAGGACTTTTCATTATAATATTTGTCATAAGTTCTGTAAAATCCATACCGTTATTAATAATATCTATAGCTTCACCATATAAATGTCGTGAATTATTCTTTTTAAAATACATTACTTCACCAATAGCATTCATACATTTATAATAATCATATTTTTTTATAAATGCATTACCATCAACTTTATTACCATATTCATCTACTGCCCATCTTCTTCCAGATACTAATTTACATTTATTATCAGATTCAGATAAAATCGTTTTATAAATATCCTTCATAAACTATTTTAAACCAGTTAACGGTATAGTAGAACCTGCTACATAATCAGATTTCTTTACATATTGATCTATCATATCCATATTAAAATTAACAGCATCTACTGTTTCTTTGCCATGCGCATTATATATAGTACCTGCTTCTTCTTGTTCTTGCTATTGTTCATCAGTCGTTGAACTTATATTCTATTTTCTCTATGCAATCACGACCGCATCTTCTGAAGTTATTGCGCCCTTAATATGTTCTTCCCCATATTGCTTTAATGCATCATAATATGCCATTCTAGTAAGTTTACCATTTCCAATATCTACTAATACAATAGTATTTGCTGTTTTTTTATCTATTGTTTTACCTGATTTATCTTTAATTTTAGATGGTACAGGCCATTCTCTTCTAACTAATTTGACATTTGTTCTCCAATTTGTACCCTAACCCTAATCATTTTCAGTATCGAATACCCACTCAATACCATCTATAATATACCAACCAGATTCTGCTTCATACATACATTCTTCTATTTTTGTACGTGCTTGACCAGTTCTAATAGCTTGTTCTGCTCTATTTAAATCCATTAAAACAATAGGCATTTTTTCACCACGAACAATACTTAAGTTTGCACCGTTTAATTCAACAAGTAAATACTGTTTTTGTAACTATAATAAATTTCTCATATTATGCTCATATGCAACTTCATAAAATCTATGAGTATTTCCAGATGACATCATATTATTTCCAGTTCCTTCAAGATTTGCTGCATCTCCATCAGATTGTTGATTTGTAATTTTCTCTGGTTCATTTTTATTTGATGATTGAGTTTCTGAAGTTGCCATTGCAGAATCACCACTTGCATATGTCATATTTCTTCCCGGTCCTAATAATACGAAGAAATCGTTATCTGCTCGTGTTGGATCAAATTTTGTTCTATTTAAACATAATGAAAATTCAACACTATAATTAGGATTATTTGGATCTATTAAACCTGTGTTAACTGATGAATATTGCATTTTACAATTTAATCCAACAAAATCCTATATTTCCTATGCATTATTAAGTAATCTCCAATTATTAACATGATATACTGTTGCTGCTTCATTATCATCTGTAATATTAGTAAATATCTTCGTCTATATATGTGGTTTTACTTTCTATTCTTCATCTGTTTTAGTTGCAGCTTTACCATCAATAGCTCTATTATTAATAAATGTATTTGTCCAAAATGTCATATCTATTGATTCATCATAACCACTTTCACCTAATAATCTATTAATATTCATGAAAGATAAACCATATCTTGGGTCTATCCATGATTCAAAAAATGAATTAGAATCTTTCCATGCATGTGTTGTCAAATCATGTAAAAACATTTCCGGCGATTTACAATTACACCAAACCATTACATCATTTGTATCATCTGGATCACAAAAGAAGAAACTTAATCTTAAACGTTTTGCAAGATCCATCATAGCATCTCGTGATGAACCATTAAAATTATATCTAGATTCTTCATTTCTTAGATCTGGTACATATAATTCTCCTGTTATAATCTATGTCTAATATTTCTGATATTGTGTCTAATCCATCTAATCTGAAACAACATTTGTGATTCTGAAATCACATCTCATAGACTTAATCATTGCATGTCCACTCTGAAAAAATACACTGCATCTATCACCTTGCTTTACAAAATCCTTTTTTAATAAACCAGGGTCTGATGTAGTTACTATAAGTCTCATTGTCGGCAAAACACCTGTTAATGGCATTTGATAAATTTCATACTCATTATAATTCTTATAATAACCGGTTTCCATAGAAAAATGCTATATTTCTGTAGATTCAAAATAATGATCATTTATACGAATTATAGGATATACTGCACCTTTATTATACCATTGATTCTCTTTAATATTAGGGCTTGTTACATCTGGTACTGAAATACCAATTACATCAGGATTATTAATATTTGCTCCTAATGGTAATGAACTACGGGGATTATCTTTATCTTTATTTCCCATTGAATCCTCAAATACACCTTTATTTGAAGAATCTTTAGAACCTTTACCATTACCATCAGAATCATTTGCATCATCACCAGACTTTGATGTATCCTTATTTGTTTTTCCTGTAGAATCATTTGAACCATCAGAATTATTACCATTCTTATCAGAATTATCATCATTACTTCCATCAGAATTAGATGTATCTTTATTAGAGGTATCAACCATATCTAATATTTTATCTTCATCTGATTTTGAATAACAAACACCACCATATTTTCCTGAACCATAATCAATAGTATAATTAAAAAAATCTTTCTTTATTATCTAATTTGTTGTTACATCTTTATATACTTTTGTTTCTGTATATAATTTTGCATTCTTACCTTTAAATATGATATTATAAGTATTATTTATTGTGTCAGTATAATAATAATGTGTTATAGTTTTATCTGATGATACTTCTCCTTTTTTTAAATATTTAATACCATTTATCGTTAACATAATTATTTAGATTTCTTTGTATTTTTATTTGTATTAGATTTATCTGTACTATTAGTTTTTTTATCTGCTTTACCTGTAGATGTATCTTTTTTACCTGTAGATGTATCTGCAGATTTTTTTGCAACATCCTCTTTAGTAACACCTTGATTTGCATATTCTATTGCAGGATCATTTGAATTATATGGTATTTTTAATTCATCTAACACAATACAAGAATCATTTGTAGAATATATACGTGTATGACTACTTGCAAATTTATCTTTTGATGAAAACATTGTTTGTTTAGATGTTGCAGATGCTGTTTGAAATGCGTTATCTTTTGAATTTTCAAATATATTACCGCCTTGACCAGTAAATGTTTGATATTCATCATGTACAGGATATGCATTAGAATTTCCCATACCAGCTCCACCGGTATCACCAAAACCGCCACCGTCTAAACCACCACCAGAAACTTCAGTACCTAATCCTGATAAATCAGCTAAATTTACAGAACCCATTTTACTTAATACTGCATTTGCCCATGATGTTCTACATGTTAGTGCACCAATATATCCATCCTTAAATGTACGTCTGCTGCCATCTGCCATATATGATGTTTTACACCATGTATATGCTTTCATAGATTGCTATGAACGTAATCTTGTTCCTTTACCTGCAGAACCATTTTCATAACCGCGTAGCACAATATCTGTTGATTGTCCAACTGATGTAGTTTTCCTTAATAAATTAATAAATGATTCAGAACAACCTTTTGTTACTATAGCTATTTGCTAATCTAATGACCAATTTTCTATAGGTCTAGAATTATTGAATTGTCTCTATATTTGACGTTTCCATGCATTAGACCATTGTGCAAGTCCAGCACCATATCCAGCACCATTTGCTGATGAACCTTTAAATCTTCCAGATTTTTCAGCAGCATTATATGCTCCAGGATCACAGCCAGATTCTTCCATAAAACAGCCTGCAAATCCAGCAGCCTAAAAATCTTTAAGATGCCATGTATCCATTATTTTTTTTGTTATATAAACACCATTTAATAATTTTTTACCTGCCATAAATCATTAACCATTAGTTTTAACTGAACTATTTACTATATTTAGTGTTGTCGTATTTGATGAAACACTAGAATCCCAAGGATTTATTGGAATTGATAATTCATCTAATACGATAGAAGAATCATTTGTTGAATATATACGTGTTGTTTTTAAATTCATTACTGAAGAATCATTCATCTATTTATATGCTGTAGAATCTGTATATGTTAATCTTAATTTATTTTCACCAACTATTTCAAATACAGATTTCGATCCATTACCTGATGCAATAGTTTCATATTCATCATGTACAGGATATGTATTTGAAGTATAATTAAATTGTGAACCTATACGTCCATTAAATGTTCCTCCACTACCATATCCTGTATTCATTTGTTGTTGCATTGTATTTCCATTAACAGAAGAAAAATCTAATGGTGTATCAATGCTTACACCAGAATTTCTCCAAACAATAGAATAATTCTATTTAGAAAACCAACAAGGCATACCAACATGTCCATTAATACCATCATGTATATTACCCCATGCATATGACATAGGTGATTTCCCGTTCATGCCGCAAAAAACTTCTACGTGTCCATTTCTAGCAACAATATCATATGGCTATAATGACGTATAACTAATATATCGTAACGGTGTGAAACCCGCTTTTCTTAAATATGCAGCTGTTGCACCACCAGTTGATGCAAACCCACTGGAAGCCACAATATATGATGATGGAAATGCACCAAATAACTATAAACATGCAGATGTAAATCCTGAACAATCATCTCCTACACTATGACCTAATAATGGACACGAATATGAACGTCTAGCACCTGATGCATGTCCAGATTTACCGCCTTGATATGTATGAATATTTTGCTAATAAAATTTACCCATCTATTGAACAGCTTGATTCCATGTTGCCATATATTATTAATTCAGTTAAATAAATTTTAAATATTTATTAAATAAAAAGGAGTGTATCAAATAAACCGAATATTTGATACACTCCTAAAATTAGTTTAATATAAACCAATATATGTTTATATTTTTAATTACACAAAATTCTTATTTAAAGTTTGTCTTATAAATCACATAGGACAAACTGTAGAATCTGCTGCAGTAGAATCAGCAGCTACTGAATCAACAACTGTAGTATCTGTTGCTGTAGAATCAGCACCAGCACCATAACCAACAGTCTTGTTACCGCATGCTGCAAAACTCAATGTTACAACAGCAGCAAATACGAATAAAATCTTTTTCATATTCTTCTTTACTTAAAATTTATTTTTTAAACTTTATTATTTATCTCAATTATTTAAAAAGTTCTTATATTATAGTAAAAAAATATATTTTTGTCTATAATTTATTATCTATAATTTTGAAGATAAATAAATAAAATATAAACAAAATATACTTTGATAATAATATGGCAGTAACAAATGGACCTACATTACCTAAGAAATCTCCAGGTTTGTTAGGATTATCACATTTTAGAAATAGCCGTGTATCAACATCTCTTTGGGAACCAATATATTTGAATTTATTTACTGTTCAATTAACATGTCCTCAAGGTATGGTAGACACTACGGATGATGAGCGCTTAAATATTATTCTTGAAGGTGTATCGTCAGTTGGTTAGATTTCTACTTCATTTGGTGCAAATGCAACAGAACAGAAGTATAAATTTGCACAGCGTTCATTCGCAGGTGCAAAACCTGATAAAACAAACGTTGATTTGACATTACACTTTAATCTTAACCTTTCTTATGATAACGGTTCACCTGAGAACTATACATATAAGTTCCTTCGTGAATGGGTTGACCTTATTTATGATCCTCTTACAGGTCGTGAAGGTCTTAAGAAAGATTATGTTGCGCCTTCAATGACTATTACTATGCAAGACCGTGCAGGTAATCCTTATTGGCAATGGGTATTCTATTACATTTTCCCTACAACCGGTGTACCTGGTCCTACACTTAATTATGATAGTACAGACCTTATGTCATGTGATATGACATTCCGTGCTGACTGGTGGGATGAATGTATGCTTTAATATTCATATATTTTTATAGTAATATGATATTAAAAAGTTTATATAAAAATAAAGAGACTTAGAATAATTTTTAATTCTAAGTCTCTTTTACATTATAAAATATATTTAATCTTCTTTCTTTCTACGTCCACCTCTATTAACGCGTTTACGTCCGCGTACAGGTTTTTCTTCTTCAATAATAGGTTCGACTTCTTTTAATTCAGGTTCTTCAACTGGTGATTCTGCAATAATTTCATGTGAATCTGTATCCATAAGTTTTGCATTTGACCATGTATCATCATCTGAACCAAATGTTTCTATTAATTCATTTACATCATTATCAGAATCTTCATTCTATTCTTCAAAAATATCATTAGAATCTGTATTTAAATTTGAATCATCTACATCATTTAATATAGAATCTACATCATCTGATGTTTCTATTGGTTCAATTTCATCGGGAATACTATCTACTAATGGCATACTATAATAAGATGTTGTGTCTATTGATGAATCTTCTGATTTATCTGTATTATTTCCGATATTATCTGGAATTGGATTTGGTATATAATTTTCAGGTACTTTATGTATTAAATCTCCTTCTACAAATCCATCTCCATCTGTATCTATTGGAAATAAATGTGGATCATGACAATCACAATGATGATGTGGTGGACATGGTGGTATTGGTTGACAACAATGATCATGTTTACAGTGTTCACAATCACAATGATGTTTACAGTGTTCACAATCACAATGATGTTTACAGTGTTCACAATCACAATTACAATGATGACAATCACAGCAATCACAATGATGATCACAGCAATCACAATGATGATCACAGCAATCACAATGATCACATTTTACACATGAATCTGTAAATTCGCAATCAACACAATGATGACAATGATGACAATGATGACAATGACAGAAACAATAAGTTCCAACTGGTCTAATATTCATAATTTTATCACCTAAATTCCAATCATTCCAATTATCATATGATACTTTACTTGATGTTTGCATATATCTATTTTATTATTAATTAATTTTCATTTTATAGTGTTATTTCATCCTCAATTTCATCCTTTGAATCATCTTCAGGTTCTACAGGTCTAACATTAATAGTTCCATGAGGACCATGTGAACAACCATTTTCATCAATAACTTCTTCAAACATCATAGGCTTACGATTTTTTGAATGGAATTTATGCCAATCTGGTCTATCATCATCTTCAAATGGTGACATAAGTCTTGTTGTTGCAATACCATATGGTTTATGCTAATTAAAACAAGGCATATTCATATGACTATATCTATTAGGATGACATGGATCACATATATTACAACCATCTGCAGGACATGTGTACATTGACGGATTCTTATGTTTAATAATAAACTGTGTTTTATGAGGTCCACAAGGACGCATAATAGGTTCTGGACAAACAGGAGGTCTCCATGGTTTACTAACTTCTACAGAAGGCGTGTATTTGTTAACTTGCTATTCAAAATAACCAACCCATGCATCTGGGATATTACTTATATTTGTAGTTATCATTTGTTATATTAATTTATTTTTATTTTATTTGATTATCTAAGATAATTTCTAAACTTCTTTAACATCGCCTTCCAATTAACTTGAGGATTGTTTTTATTAGATGTTATCTTCAAAACATTTTTCTGAATTATCATTAGGAAATCAATTATATTATCTAATCTTTTAAATACAAGATTTGAACTGACGGTATAAGATATACCATTATCTAATAATTTTATACCATTATTAGGATATTCTTTATTAATACGAGAAATAAGTTTCTATACTTTTTCAATACCAACTTCATTATCCATTGGTCTCATTTTAATATTATTTTCAGGAAACAAATAATAAAAGTCTTCAAATGTTAAATGTAATGCAGAAAGTGGAATAGGTGCAAACATTCCCTTATTTGTATACTTATTATATGTTACTTTACCTAATATTGATTTTAAAAATTCTTGTCTTTGATCATATGCTTTACTTGCTTTCTTCTACTCTTTAGAATAATTTTTTAATAACATATCCATTTGTTCAGTATTATTAAAATAATCTTCAAGCAAAACTTTTATTGAATTTACCATCCTATCTTTTCGCTTTAATTTATTATATTTATCATTAAAGATAGTTTCATATAATTTTATAGCTACATCAAAACCATATGATTCATTAATATTTTTATTATATTTTAATGAATTATAATTTAATGTTAATTTATTTCGAGTTTTATTATCAATAACATAAACTAAATATGGGACTTGTGTGGTAGAACTAAATAAAATATTTGTAATTCTACCTGAATGATATTTCTAATCATCTATACATAAACCTTTTACATTATCACCAATATTAAATTTACATTTATTATATTTCTTTGTCTTCACATCATTTCCTCTCTATTGTAAATTAAAAGATAAAGGCATGATTTTATATAAGAATCCATTATTTCTCGTACTACCATTAATATTATAATTTCTCTAAGATGGTTGATTTATTGGATTCATAATTTATAGTATATTAAAATTTTACTGCATATGCACCATTTACTCCACAAAGACCTGCATCAGGATTAGGTAATTTCTAATCTTGACCATAATCAGCGGTAGAGCATTTATCTAATCTAAAAAGGTATACATACTTATGAATAACTGAAAGAAAACTACTTGTTAATGAACGAGCACCTTCATATTCAATATCATCTACATGTAAGGTAAACCAATTTTGTACACATTGTTTTAACTCATTAATAATTTCAAGAGGATTATCACTAATTGGTAATTCAATTTTGGTAATATCAGAACCTTGTAATACTCCAATTATTGACTACACTACTTCAAATATGTCTTCTTTATATTGTTGTAGTCTCCACATAAAATCTTGAATATGCATCTTATATTGATTATTAGGTGTTACACTTGCTAAATTATTAAATTTAGTATAAAATGCGATAATTTTTGTTAAATAAATAACATCATCACATTTCTATGGTTCACACTTTGAATCATCAATAGTAGATTTAATTCCTGCTACATATTCTGTTTCTTCTGGTGTAATATTCTGTGTAATATATCTAACTGTATCTTTGTCCATTAGTGGCATCATTGTAGGCATAATAATTCTATATTATATTTTTATATTTATTTAAAATAAAAAAGAGACTTGTATTTAATTTACAAGTCTCTTTTATTATTAAATTTTTTTCTTTAAAATAGAATCTCTATATTTAACTGCCTCATCTTTTGTATAAAAAAGATTATTGGTTAATGCTCTCCATGAATCAGCTGCTGGATCTTTTCCAATATAAGATGATGAAGTCTGACCAGATGAATTAATAAAATAATAGAATGTTACTGGCTTCAAACGATGATACCCAACTCTAGAAATCTCCTTATTTGCATATACCTCATGAAGGCTGCAAATACCTGTTATATAATTAATATCTGTGATTCTATACAATCTTGTCTCATATAATACAATATCATCTATCTTAAAAGAAATATCTACACATTTCTTTACAAACTTTGAATTTGAAATATCAAAATCAGAAATTTGTACACCATTTGGAAATGATGCAACTTTAGTTATTGCATTATAAGTAAAGATTGTATCCTTTTTCAGATTACCGAATGGAAGGTCTGCACTAAGGATATATTTCTTCTCTGTTGTCTTATTTTTCTTTGTATTCATAATTTTATATTTTTAATTGTTTATTAATTTACAATACAAAGATACACATTTTATTTGAAATAAAAAAAAATTAATTAGGTAATTTCATAGGTAATTGTATAGCAGATGGAATATTCCATGCATTTGCTTTAATACCATTTGAATAACCAAATTTTATAATTCTATTATTTGCAATCTGCTCTTGTAATGATGATGATATATATCCATCTTTTGTTATATAATATAAGAATGACCTATTATCAGATATAACTACATCTTTTTTATTTGATATTGCTTTATTTAATTCACCAGGTTCAGATTGATTTGGAAATTCTTGTGATTTAGAAATTGATGATTGTGGATGTCCTGGATCACATATTTTCTTATAACCTGTATTTATATTAATTTCCATAAAATCATACATATATGGTAAATAAGATGGTAACCACAATTTCCAAGCAGCATTTTCATTATTAAGCATAATAAAATCTTGTATCAATACAGATTTACCATCAGGTGATATGATCGATTTCAATGCTCTAACATTATTATCAATTATATCAGATTTACTATATGAATTAGGTAGTTCATTAAACCATTCTGGAACAATTTTTAATCTATCATATCTTGTACCTTCATATCTAAATGTATCTTTAACTACAAATTTTCCATTTTCATCTTTATCCGATAAATCATATGAAATAGTATAAGGTGATTTATAATTATTTTTTATACATTCATGATCCGGTACAAATTTATCTACAATATTTGACAAATTATGCCAGAAATCAAATGAGTATGAAGATAAACTAAATCTATGTAAATAATCATTTACTTTTTCTTTTGAAAAATAATCTTGCTGTATTTCTGCGATTATACTAGATGCAGATTTAAATACAAGACAATCACTATAATCTCGATTGGTATCATTATCATTATTAGCTATATAATTATGACAATTATATAACCATGCATCATCATCAACAGAAACAAATGCAAGTTTACTTACATATTTCTTATCAAACTCAGCAGATAATTTTACTTTACCAATATATACGACATTACTATTACCTTTACATCTATATAACGTACCTGGTACTAAATCTTTTTCTTTAAATGAATTCTTAGTAAACATCTTTTCAGACATTTCATTTGATTCAATATAATCTGTAGAATTTACAGGAAGTAATACAAGTTCAGTTCCATAATAACTATATACCAATTTACCTTTAATCTCTTTTTTATCAGTATTACACCAATTTAAGATATACAGTAAATTATCTATAGATATTTCGATTTCAAATCCACGAGGATCAAATATACGGGCAAATGTCATACGTTGTGACCATCTTTCACCACCTACTCGCTTATTTAATACAAAACCATCAATAGGTTCATTATCTATATATAGTGGTTCTATTTTCTGATCTCTCCAAGAATTCCAGGAAACTTCTTTACGTAATTTATTCATCGCATCATAATAAATTACGTAACCAATTTTTCCTGTATATGTATCAGTTCTTTTATTAAAACCAACTGCTAGTTTTTTAGGGATGAAAAAACTATCTTCTTTTTTACCATTCATAACTAATTAAATTTTATTCTGTTCTCGTAATCGCTCTAATTGCTTATATGGTGAATCAGTTGTATATGTTTCACCATATTTTTGTATTTTAAAGCATTTACAATCTAATGATGGTGTATATACATAATTTTTCTGTATGCTCTTTTCTATATTATATAAATCACAATTACTTTCATATAATTGTCGTCCACCAAATATAATGTCTGTTACAACAAATAATTTAGGAGATAAACCAAGGTTATTAGGATATTTGTCAAAATGTAAATACCATGGTTGTCCATATAATGTTAACCGTTTAAAATCATCATAAAATAAACCTATATTCTGATCGTAATCTGTATCAAATTGTGTTCTGCATATTAGCATTAAAAAATATCGGTTATACTTATCAACCATAACAAGACCACTAGCATAACGATAATCAGAACCACTATTGATACAATTAGTTAATACTTTACATTTAAATAACATTCCTGGTAGAACATCGATTTCGTTAATATTAGTTAATATTGAGTCCTTATAATTATTCATATTCATATTTAAATTCCCGTAAAAAAATTGGATTTAATTCATATTTTTTCCAATTATATAATGTATATTGATTACATCGTTTTTTATTATCTAATGTAGTAATAGGTCTATCATATATAGCAACAATTTCCACATATTTTTTATCAAATCCAAAATTTATATCTTGTATATTATTATTTTCAGGATTATAATTATACCATATATTTTCTTTATTTACATTAATTGTAAATATTCTTCCTAATATTGGATTAGTAAGAGAACTAAAACATATCATAAGTTCTCCTTTATTATCAGTATATTTACTTAATACAAAAGTTTCGAAAGAAATGTATATATCACTAAATCGATTTGATGAAAATTTAATAACAACAACAGAACCATTAGGAATTTGATTTAATGTAAATGTATGTCCATCATGAATAGCAACATAACTACCAATAATTTTTCTATTTGTTTTGTCCATAATTTTATATATAAAAATAATGCAAAATATAACAAATTTAAATTCACATCATCTTATATTCACTTCAATCCATGTTTCAATCTATAGGGACATTTGTTACATTTTTGAACGCAACAGGTATAATAAACATCCGCACTTCAATCAGATCCTATAAAACTTCGACGATAAACGTTATATCTTGCATTTATAACTATTCAATTTTTTATAATATAGTCAAAAGGATTCGAACCTTTTGTTCTGCTCTCGCAGCGTGTTGCCGCATACACCATAAACTATAACTTTATAAAAGTCATTGATATAGTTATATAAACATTAATTCTTAATGTTATTAAAGTCAGATTCGAACTGACACCTCAGCAAGGAGATAATACCACTATGGGGTAACAGAGCATCCCAAGGCACTGACCAACAAATTATGCCTATTTAATAACAAACTAATGTATTAATTAATAATTATATATTTTATATGTATATTACTACATAAAGTTTTAATGCTTCAAGTTAAATTTTTCAAATATAGGCAGTAAATCATCACTAAATTCAGTAAATAATTTCTGATATGTTTCCCATGCATCCATTGGTTTATCTGGTTTTGTAAATCTAGCAGATTCCCAATCAAGAATTGCTTCATCAAAATGCATATGTTTTTTATATTTACGCAAATGATGTTTTGCAAATCGTACGTGAATTTTTTGAATTATCTTTGTGCCTAAAAATGGTAAAAACATATACATAAGTATTTTATCTAAATCATGAAAAGGATACTTATAATAACCTATATATTTCTTTTCTAATTTCATTACCATTAAATAATGTTTCCAACTATATGGTATATGCTTATATGATTTTTTTATATTTGTTATAATATTCATTTTTAATTAATTTTTTTAATTGTATATTAATTCACTATATACAAAGATACATATTTTATTTAAAATAAGAAAAGTCACCAATAGGAATTTATCTTCTTATCAGTGACTTCATTTTTATTTCAAATATTTAAATATCTCATGATATTTCTTTATATTTTCTTTAAAATATTCGGTTGATATATTAGAGTAATCTACATAATCACCTTCTACATAATATAGATTATCATCAGATGAGTAGTTTTTAAATCCACATTTATTTACTTCATTTAATGCTTCATCATCATCTTTTGCTTCAAATCTATGATGGAAAAAGTGTCCATGATAATCTTCTATTTCTGCTTCATATCTTCTCATAATAAAACTTATTATTGTGTAATCATTTTATAAAGTAAATTCCACTTTTCCAATACTTGATCTGATGATCCTCCTGCACGCCATACATCTTTATCAAGACTTCCAAGATCATAATGTCTATATCGTCCACAATCAGGTGAAATTTCACCATATACAGTTTTACCATCTTCTGATATAAACAAACATAAGTCATATATTACAATATCTTTTTCTGCAAGAAAATCAGATAATACAGAAAATGTCATAGCTGCTGTTTTTCTAGCTTCTTTTACATCAATATAATAATCTGCTTGAGCATCACACATAACTTCATCTGCTAACATCTTATGTGTGCCTGGTTCCCAAAATGGATTTCTCCAATCAAAACGTACAATTGGTTCAGGATATGGTTCCATATCTTTAATTTCCATACCTGCATAATAAGGATGCGTTTTTCTTACATGCGATTTACCCATACCGAAATATCTGTGTTTACTTGTGCCTGTATGATTTGCCTTAACTACAACTTCAATATTTGGTGCATCTTTAATTATACGAGCTAACACAAATTCATCTCCATAATCAAGATATGCATGTTTAATACCATGTTCTTTAAGCAATTCACATAATACTTTACTTACATGTACACGGGGAATATTACTACCTTCTACAATACCAGTTCTATTATATGTAAATGAATAAATTGTAGGTTTAAAATAGATAATACAATATTCATCATCTAATGCACGTATTTCTTTACTTTCACCTTCTACTACTAAAGGCATTTTTCTAAACGTATCAAAATCAATAGAGAATAAATCTTTAATACCCCATTTAGGATATAATACTGTTTTACAATATTCTATTGATTTCAAATCTTCTTCTTGTATCTTATTCATAAATTATTACCAAGTTAAATTATTATCATTAATATATTTCTCAATAACAGGTGGGACAAACTCACCAATAGGAAGTTTATAATGTACTAACTCTCTTACAAATGTAGATGAAATATCAATGTTATATGGTTCACAAAATCCCATCACCAACATTGTTTCAACACCTGCTAAATAATGATTAGTTGCAGC